ATATCGACGAGCAAGCCGCTGTGGATGGCGCCGTGCCCGTGTGTCGCTTCACTAGGCGGGTCGCGCTCGCCATTCGATGCCTGTGACACGTCGCACCATGACAGCGAATCCGGCTGGCCATTGCAGTCGCGCGTGTGCTGCAAGCGGAAGCGCGCCGGCCCGGCACCGTGAAAGCTGATGCGGGTGGTGCCGGCCGTGATTTTTTGCGCCACGCCCAGCACGCGGCACCTCAATATGCGACGCGGCGCAACCGCGTGACGACGATGAAAACGCCGACGCCCGCGCCACCCGTCGCGCTTTTCACGACGCGCAGGAATTGCGCCACGCACGGCACGGCGTATTGGCATTGCGTGCCGGCTTTGAGCGGGGCTTGTGCGCTCAACACGATTTTCGCCGGGCCGGCCACGGTGCCGGGGGCATCATCGCATTGCGGCTGCACCTGCACGTCGGCCCATTTTGCCGCGTCGGGAATGCAATGGTTGGCCGCGTCGGCCGGTGCCTGTTGAATCGTGAAATCGCCATCGACGACATCGGCGCCGCTTTGATTGGCGAGGATGACGGCGTAAGCGTAACCGGGGCTCACGTCGGCATAAAGCGGTGACAGCCCGTTGTAAACGAGCACCGTGCCGACTGCTGACATAACACCCATGGATGGACTCCCTTCGCTTGCTCGACGCTCAGCCGATCCGCAACAGTCGCGCGGCGTTCGGGCAAATCACGGCACCGCCGACGCGGGCTTCGAATTTGAACAGGATGCAGAATCCCGCCGAATAGGGATCTTGCTGCATGGTGACGCTCTTGCGGTTCACCACCATGTACGCGATTTGCCAGTTGCCGAAGGCGACGGGCGTGGTGCCGGGCGCAACGTTCGGCATTTGCGTGACGACTTGCACGGGGCTGCCATTGATGACAAAGCTCCCGTTGTCGGTCGGCATGGCAATCATGATGGGCCGGCCGGTCGTGTCGCTCATCGTCAAGGCTTGAGCGAATGTGTGTTGATTCATCAGGTACTTGCCATCGGCGCCGTGAAACTGCATCGGCACCGTCCATTTCAGCATTACAAGATCCTGCCACGTGAAGGTGCCGGCCGGCGTTTGATCCGACGTGTCGCAAATCGGAATGCCGGCGCCCGACGTGAGAATGCCAATCGGCTTGCCGACGCCGTCGCCGCTGATGATGGCCGTGCTGATGGTGTTGCGAAACGCCCAATTCACTTTGGTCATCATCCAATTTTCAATGTCAACGCTGGCATCTTCGAGGATGTCGCGCGACGTGCAGACGATGAAGCGCAGTGTTTCGGGCTTGATTTCCAATTCGCCAAGCCCCTTCGTCAAATCGGCGGCCGGGTTGTTGGCGAAGCACGTGGTTTCGCACGCCCATGCGGCTTGATTCAGCCGCGCGTCATCGACGAGAAACTTGATTGACGGGCCGCTGATGGTGAGGTTGTTCATAAGCCCCGTGACATCGGTGACATCTTCGAGGCACGACAAAATCCGATCCGACATTTCCGGCGGCAGAATGAAACCGCTGGTGCCGACGTTGAAGCTCGACAACGCCTTGCGGTGCACGTCGCTCAGATTGGCGAGATCAGTGGTTTTGAACAGCGCGTGCATCGCCTTGATGGCGGTAATGCCGTCGGTGATTTGATCCTCGGTCGGGGCGAAGGGGTGATCGAGATCCACCTTTGGCACTTTCAACAGGTGCCGCAATTCGAGCAGCCCGACCGCAGCCTTGCGGTTCGCCTCGTCGGAAAATTCGGGATCGCCGGCCGGGCGACCGACTTTTTTTGACAAGCTCTTGATGGCTTCCTCTAGCGTCTGCACCTTCGTCGCATTGTTGGCCATGTCGGCACTGATGCGGTCGATTTTCGCAACCACCTCCGTTACCGATTTCGAGCCCTTTTCAATGTCGGCGCGCAACTCGGCGAGCGCGGTGGTGCGCTCGTTGTCGGCCTTGCCGATATCGGTGCGCGCTTCGGTGACTTGCTTGAGCAATTCCGCAATGGTTTCTTCAGGTGACATGGCTGTTGCCTTTCACATCGTTAAGCAAGCCGCGCACGGCGGCGATGGCGGCATCAAGGGGCGCATCGGCCGCGCCGGTTTTGCGGAAGCCATCGACTTCGAGAATGCGGATTCCGCCGCGCTGCTCACCGCGCAACAGCGCGTCAAATCCCTTTTGCGTGATGACGGCAATTTCGTCGTCGTCGAAGCCGTTGTCGGCGAGCCATTCAATCACGCTGTCGCGCGACTCGAGCAGCGACTTCACCGACCGCACGCGCGCCTTTGGCTGTGCCGGCACCGACACCACCGACACTTCGATGAGCGAAGCGCGCTTGATGCGGCGAATGCCGCTGGCTTCGTCGATGCTCGCCCCGCCTTTCTTGATACGAAAGCCGACGCTCAAGCCGGAAAGAAACCCCTGTTTCATCAGGGTGTACGTTTCGCGGCCGATATCGACGCCTAGTGATATTTTGCCTTCGACGCGCAGGTTTTTGCCATCCTGCTCGAAGCCTTCCCACCCGCCGATGAGCTTCGACGGGTTATGGTCGCGCAACATCGCGACTTGCTTGGCGTCGATGTTTCCGAAGGCGCCGGCCTCGATGATGTCGTCGGCAAGATCCACATCGCTCGTCGAAGCCACACCGCTGAAGGTGGCCACGTCATCGGCGACCGATTTGGTTTCGAAGCTGGTGAGCAGCATCCCCTTGCAAAGCATGACCCACACCCCGGGGGCGGCAAGGGAAGGAAGATAATCATAATCGGTAAAGCCCGGTCAAGCCCCCGGCGTACCGGATGCGGTACGGGGCGGGCTCGCGCCCGCCCCGGTGGTGGTCAACCCTCGCCGTGAATCGCGGCGAGCGCAGCCTTGCCGGTGAGTGGCATCCGTTTGGCGTCGCCGCTTTTTTTCGCCTTCATGCGCTCGACGCGCCCGCGCGACTTGGCGCGCTTGCGCTCAGCGATGTCGGCGGCAATTTGCTCGCGCGCCTTGGCGTCACGCGCGGCGGCATCGGCCTTCGGATCGCGGGCGAGAAAGCCCGGGATGTCAAGCGAGTCGCCGGCCGGCGGTGCGACTTCCACCGGCGGCATCGGCGTTGGCGAAGGCGAAGGCGTCGGCGAAGGCGTTGGCATGGTCGTTGGCTTCGATGAAGCGGTGAGCTTTTCGTATCGCCGCACCTGCCGGCGCAGCTTGTCAAGGTTGCCTTCGGCCTTGATGAGCTTGTGCAGCATGTCGTCACGATGGGCTATGGCGCGGGCAAGCTTTTTGCTAAGCTCAGCGTGCCGGCGTTCCTGTAATGTCGGCATGTCGTATGTCCCTTGTTGCGTTCGCGCCGGGTGATTGCCCCACCCGGCGCACCGCCCGACTATCGAAGCGGTACGCGCATTATAGCAAACGCGGTATCTCGATTTTGCAAGAAACCCCTATTTCATGCGGGTTTCGTTGCGAATAACCTTTGCACATCAACGGCCGAAAAAAGATTCCGCGCGCGCTTGACGCGATGGCGCAAGGGTTTCTTGCACGTCGAGGTGCGCGACGCGCGATGCGCGCGCGTGCAATGTCATGGGTTTAGGGGTGCGACAATCTGTCAATATCACGTCGCGTCGAACATGACGGCGCAACGGCAGTTGATGATTTCTTCCGGGCCGGCGCCCATGCTCGAATCCCCCGGCAGCATCATCGACGCACCGCCGACCTTGAAGGCTTGGTTATACGGCACCTGTTGCCCGTGCGCTTCCTGATGCGTCGGGCGCACCCGCGTATCTTGCGCCGACCACCACGTTTTCGATTTCGGCGTGATGCCCTTGTACACAAGCGTTGCATCGACGGCGGCGACCGCGCTGTTGTGCGTTTCGGTGCGGGCGATGGTGGCGGCACGCGGGCGGGCGATGTCGGGTGCCTGCCGGGAAATCTCGCGCGCAATGGCTTCGCTCGATTTGCCTTCAGCCGCCATGTTCAACACGATGTCGCTGATTTGTTTGCGCTGCGACTCGGAAATGTTGCGGATCTGCCGGCCGGCTTCCCCGACGAGGAAGCGCGATTGCTCCATCAAGAAATCTGAAACGGTGTCGGCTTTTGTCGTGTCGCGAAGCTGTTGCCCGACCGCCCGGTATTGGTCGCGATAAACCCGCCGATATGTTCGCAACAGCAAAGCCCCGCCGCGCTCGTTGATATAATCTTCGGCCTGCACGGCGTTGCGGTTCACCTGCAAGCGAATGCCGGTCGAAAGCACGCCGGCCAGTTCCGGGTAAAGCGCGCGCTCGACGCGATCCAAATAGCGTTGGAATTGCGCATCGCTGTCGGTGTTGACGAGCATCTAGGTGGGCTCGTCGGCGAAGATATTGGTAGGGCCGCCGGCTTGTGCCTCGATGGCCAGCCGCTTCAAGCGCATGTTTTCAATCATCACCGGCACGTCGGCAAGCTCGTCGGCTTCGTATGCGGGATATCCCAACAAGGCGCGCTGCTCGTTAATCGACAGCATCGTCGCTTTGCTCGCCGTATCGACAAGCTGCAAGCGCGACGCGGCCATTGAAGGAATGGCAGCAATGTCGGGCTCGATGACGGAATCAAAGTCGCGCATCAGGGCGAGATTGAGCGCGGCAACGTAGAACGACACGTAACCCGGCAACACCGTTTCGGTGAGCAGCCCGACGCGGGCGAGGGCGAGATTGTTGTATGTATCCTGCCCGGGAATGCCGACGAGTTGCGTGGGCACCCCGAACGTCATGGCCACGTCGCGGGCCAGCGAGTCTTTGATTTCCACCGACAGCGCGCTTGCCGGATCTTCGCTCAGCCGTGTCATTTCCCACTTTGCATTGGCAGTAACGAGCGTGCCGCCGCTTTCGCCGCGCCCGGTGCGGAATTGCTGAATCCGGTCCTTGATTTTTTTTACCGCGACTTCGGCCAAATCCGCTTCGGTCGAAAGCATCCCGGTAATGTTCGACGCATTGCTGACGATGTCGAAGCACCGTTGCAAAATCCGGGTGAACACTTCGGCCGGCGCGACGGCGATGGCGGCGGGCGACTTGTCAGTCGTGGCGTTGAGCGCGGGGCGGCGAATGCAAATCAGGTCACAGTCGCCATCTTCGGCCACCGGGTAAACCTCTTTGCCCTTCGACGTTTGCCGTTCCCACGC